CGGATATGTTTGCTTGAACCTCGTAAAATGATACTGATGCGTCTGTAACTGTGTCACCAGCGATTGCATTGTATGTAAATGTGGTTGCAGTTGGAGTAGAAGTGACTTCTATAACTCCATTATATTCATCTGGAGCGGCTCCTGAGATGTTGATAAAGTCGCCTGAAGTAAAACCATGTTCCCCTGAACCAATTGTTACTGTTACTACGGACTTGCTTGAGTCTATAGCTATGGTACCTGCTACAGAGGTTCCTATTCCACTTGTTAGTGTAATCTCTCCAGAGGTCGTAGTCAAACTATCAATGGCTGTGGCATCCAAATATGACTCCTTGATGTTTAACTGTGCCGTGTAGCCAGAGGATAGGTCAAAGACTAGACCTGCTGAGTCCTTGTAGGTCACAGCTAGTGCATAGTCTGCTCCCTGTTCTATCTCAATGTTGTATACTCCTGCGCTCATGCTAACATATCACCATATAAGGATTTATATTTATTTTTTTGTTTATTTTTACCGGGTAGTCTGCTTTTCTCTGCCCTTCCACGATTCTTTGATTGTGGTTCAAGCCCTGCAATTTTACCGTTTTTGTGTGATGCATCTAGTTCATCACCATTACCGTATGTACCGTTCTTACGGTTATATCTGTTTAATTCGGCACGTTTCTTGCGTTGAGATGGTTTCTTGTTGAACTTCTTGTCGTACTCAGCCTTGTTATACATTAATAACCCGGCATTTTAGATTTAGAATAGCTTTTCTTTAGTTTCTTTTTAGTTAAAAAACCATCCTTATGTTTTGATTTTTTATGCATTATAAACTCCTATTTACTACAAATCCTGATTGGTTACGTCCTTCTGACAATGCGCCTGATGTCATACCTTCCATTGTACCTGCTTGTGCTACATTATCCAAGAACTTCTGTCTATAAAATCCAGACTTATCTGCATTACGTTGCTGTGACTCCTTCAGGTATGCTCTCTCTAGGGCACCCCATACTAGACTCTCATGCCAGTATGCATTCACCGTTGGTGTAGTTGTATCTGATGCAAGTGAGTTATCCTTTGGTACACCTCTAACCTTGAGTGAATTGAATACTTTAACGGTGGCATCTTTATCTATGTATAAGTCGTTTGTTGCTTTAGGTAGAGGATATATCCTGAATGTAGCGGCTGTCCTATTGTTAAAGACTGCGGCTTCTATAGGGCCGTTCTGATTGCGCCACCTTGGGGTATTGTCTGTAGAGGATACTGCTGAAGAGAATGCATTAGGATGGAATCCCATTGAGGATTCTAACATGAAGTGTCTGTTACCGCTGGAAGATGCGGCAGCATTAAGTTCTGATTCTGTAAATATGTTAAGTTCTCTACCGTCTATACTGATAGAGACTATCTCTGCAATTGTACTGGGGATTGTAAATAGTGGGCCAACTCTAAACACAGAAACGCTAGAGTCAGTTACTGAACCGCTAGTTGTAATCTTATATGTTAATGTAGTTGTAGTTGGAACAGCAATAAGGAATGTCCCAAGGTACTGACTAGGAGCACCATCAACAACATTAATAGCATCGCCCTCTGCGTATCCATGTGCAGATAAAAATGTAATGGTTGCTGTTTTACTATTGGTAGTAAGCGTACCTGTCTTAGTAGCTTCACCTATAACAGTTCCAGATGACCCATTAGTGGCATAACCTTCTACTTGAGGGTACCTTACTCTACGTGTAAATTCATTACAAGCATCGTCAATGTATGTGTTTAATTCACCATCTGACCAATGTTTATTAGCTGTATCTTGTAATGCTGTTTCGGCACGTTCTCTTATTTGCTTTCGATTCATTAATTCTGGTCAAGGTCAATCACCTCATGACGCTCTAGTGCACCGTCTAAATCTTCCTTAGTTATGGGGTCAGATGAGTCGTTAAATTCTGCACCTGCTTTACTGCCTGTCTTAGGCCATTTTTTTACTGTAAAATTAAACCTGCGGTTAGACCTTGAAGTAAGACCCTGTGATAAATCCTTCTGGAAGTAATCGGTTGTAATAGCATCATTCAGTATATTTAGATGTTGAAGAGGTACAATTCTATCTGAACCCCTTGGTATAACTATTGTCCAATCGCCATGTGTGACAGGTACTGGCCCCATTTCTGTACTGTCTTTACCGTATTCAATATTTATAACAGCATAACCTTCTGGAACATCGTTTCCTCTCTTCCATTCAGCCGCCATCTTCATACCATTAGGTAGGACTACAAAACGGCCCTCTCCTGCTGGTGCATAATTATCGTGCCTCTTCTGTGTAGGCAAATTTTCACTTGGTAGTAAACCACCTGCTATGGACATGTTTTCTCCTTATCTCCGTTGTTAAGAATATGGGTGACCGAAGCCACCCACTACTGAATTACACTATTAAGCTAGTGCTGCTTGAGTCCAAACAATATTTGGATCAAACATGTATTCAACCCACCAGACAATTGATCCGGCTGAAGGGACTGAGCCAGCAATAGTCCATTCTAGGACTACTGGAACAACCTTTTCACCAGATTCGGAGTAGGTTTGACTTACTGTGTAAGATGGCTTTGTACCCAAGAGTGCTCCACCAAGTGATTCTGTTCCACCACGACAACTGAGATACTTCCCAATAGTCTGACCACTTGCAGTAGCTGCGGCTCCTGCCATAAATCCGTTAGGATCAGCAGTTGCGGCAGTTGCATCAGCCTGAGCTAATGTTCCTACTGTGCCTGTGTTAAAGAATGTAGATGTGCCTGAGTTAAAGGCCGCTGTAACAATGATAGGGGTATCAATAACGATGGCACCCCAAGGTATGATTATATTACTAACCGCTGCATGAGTTGTAGCAGCAGTATTAGTTCCTAAAGCGACTGACTTATAGCCAGACATTTGAGGAACATTAGTAATTCTTGTCTTTAAAGAATCCATAAATTTTCCTTTTTAGAATGTGAAACCCCTCCCATTGGAAGGGGTTATTTAGTTATGAAAGTTTAGTACAAGCTACTTCCAATCTGTACATATTAAGGTCTTGTAATATGATACAGGAATAGAAAGTATCCCATGCTACCGTACCACGCTGTCCTAGTGGATCACCGGGGCCGGGTTTTGGCATAACAACCTTAGAGCGGAGTGAATCCATTCCACCTAGAGTTGCACAACCAATTGCGTCTTCTCCAATTATTAAAACTGGATAAACATCAGCGTTTACCCCGCCTGTGGATACACAGTTTGCAATACCATTGGTATCACCTGCATCCTTAAATGGAGTTGCCTGAGTTGTGGTAATGAAACGTACTCCTTCTACACCACCAATTTCACCCTCAATCGCATCACTTTGATCCGAGTACTTCTCTACAGCAACAAAGTCAGGAAGTGCCTGAATGTCTTGACGTAGGTCAGGATGGCAAATCGCAATATACGATTCACGGATTGGCTCTGTAGCAATACCAACGGATGCTTTCAACTTAGACTTAAGTTTTCCGCAATCGTTGTTCTCAAGAGCACGAATTGCTGTTTGTAGTGAGCCTAGAGTTGGTGTATTAGCACCCGGAGAATTTAGTGTGGGCAATGTTCCACCAATATGCATATCAACATGAGCACGTGCAGTTGCAGATGTTCCTACATACTTAGCCTGTGTACCAGCACGGAAGACCTTGTAGCTGAGAAAGTCAATTGTCTCACCAGCCTGTGTTGCCTGTCGTTCTGATATGATCTTTAAAACCGGATCGGCTGCTGCTGCCATCTGGACATCCGTGGTATTCACGTATGATCCATACTGCTTTAGCGTGTGCATGAGCGTAGTATGCTCAAGACTTGAAAAGTCCGGTGTAACACCTTCTGCAATAGGCGTATCCACTACTGGAAAACGCTCATACCTGCGGTGTCTAATCTCTAATCCCTGTTTTTGGGGCTTAGTTTCTTTTTGTGCGAATTTCGCAAATGTCAGCAATCGCTTTGCAATTGGTAACATCTTCTTTTGTATGGTAAAGGCATCATTCTTGCTTAGATCACCATAAGATGATCCGCTTATTG